CTTTGATAACATAAGAAAGAAAGAATCGCCATCAGTTAGATCAGCGCGTGCTGAGGTAGCCAGTGGAGATTTGCAAACTAAGAGAGCCGCATTTTTGCATAGAGCGGAAGTAGCCAGTGGTGATTGTGTGACTAAGAAGGTCATGCCCAAAACATTTGCGGAAGTGAGTAGCGGAGATTATGTGACAAAGAAAGCGCCAGCGAAGTATACTGCTGAAAGGAATTTAGATGACCGAGTGAGTCACTTAAAAGAGAAGTACATCAATGAATTAGATGGAGATGAGCGCGACGAAGTCAAGAACACTATAGTAGAAAAGCTGTTTTCAAAATTTCCCGGAATGGCAGAAGCTAATTTTGGAGCTGAAGGAAGTGCTTGGGCAAACAAGGATCAATGTTTTGTTGAGCAACACAGTACCGTTACATCTAGAAATATGGTATATTTAACTCGAGATAATAAGAACAATCAGCGAGTTTGCATTAACGGAGTCATGATTAAAGGTAGAATTTTAATGGTGAATCATCACTTTTTGTATGGTTGCAATAGGGAAACAGATGAATTTAACATAGTTCATCCTTACAGATCATCGAAGGGTACTACAATTAGATTGAAAGATTGCACCTTTAAACGAATGACTTTAGCAAATGGCGAAGAGTTAGATTTAGTATTAGTAGCTTTACCGAACGTGTTACCTAGTTATCCTGGAATTATAAATTTATTTTCAACTGCAAAGGAATTACATCATTTAGCTGAGGGAGAATGTTACCTCTCTGGATTAGATAGAATTGTCGTTAACACCCAAGAAGGGAAAATACCGTTTTTGAGAGTTAGAGATAGGTATATTAATAATGCTAAAATAGTAACAGAAGAAATTTCTTATTCACTGGATGATAACAAAACTTATATGATTAATAGTGGTATTCATTATTCGGCACCAACTAAAGCAGGAGATTGTGGATCATTGTTGTTCGCACATGGTACTTCCATGAAAGGGAGAATAGTTGGTTTACATGTAGCTGGAGCTAAAGGAACTGGTATTGCAATACCAACAACACATGAGATGATAACAAGGAATATGGAAGCTCTGAAGAAATTAGAACCTGACACACGGAAATTTGTCGAAGGATCTTTTTCAGCTCAATTGAGAACAGATACAATTTATGTAGACCCGAAATTATCGAATATGGAATTGAATGTTGAAGGCGATTATTTGAGTATTGGAATAGCTGAAAAATTGGCTCGTCCAATTAAGACTAATTTGAGTAAGTCCCCAATTTTTGAAGAAATTTATCCATCTACCTCAAAACCAGCTCATTTGAAACCAGTTAGAACAGAAGAAGGTATGATTGATCCATTGACTAAAGGCATAAAGAAATCGTTTACTATACAATCAAATGTAGATCTTAACATTTTGAAAATTGCAGCGAAGGATGTTGCTAACAAGTTTAGGAAAACACCATCGGATATATGTAGAGCTTTAACTTACGAAGAAGCTATCAAGGGAGTTGAAGGATATGAGTATGCCGCTAGCATGAATCGTACAACATCTCCTGGTTTTCCTTTTGTTTTGGAAAAACCGGTTGGTGGTAAACGTAAATGGTTAGGTCAAGGAGATGAATGGGATGTATAAAACGCAGAACTTAGAGAACGTGTTACCAACATTATAGAGAAAGCGAAGAAGAATGAAAGATCGGAAGTGTTATTTACATCAACATTGAAAGATGAAAGACGTCCTTTTTCAAAAGTAGATGCTATCAAGACCAGAGTATTTGAAGCTGGTCCTATGGATTATTCCATAGCCGTTAGACAATACTTTTTGGGATTTGTAGAGTCAGTAATGAGAAATAGGATTGATAATGAAGTTTGTGTTGGTATAAACAGTTATTCAGCTGATTGGCATAAATTGGCTCATCATTTGAGACAGTTTGGATCACACGTAATAGCAGGTGATTTTTCTAATTTTGATGGTTCATTGTTGCAAATTATATTATGGGAAATTTTAGACATTATTAATGAGTGGTACAATGATACAGAAGAAAATCAATTAATCAGGAGAGTTTTATTTGAGGAAATAGTTAATACTTTTGTATTGGTTGATGGTGTAATTATTCAGAAAACTCATTCCCAACCATCCGGAAACCCCTTAACTGTAATTATTAACTCATTATTTAATCAAATTGTAATGAGAATGGCTTATTTAATTCTTAAGAAAGAAAGAGGAATGGACTTGATGTGTGATTTTGATAAGAATGTCGCAATGGCAACCTATGGAGATGATAATCTTTTGAACATCTCCGTGAGAGTTATTGATTGGTACAATCAAATTTCTATCACAAAAGCGTTAGCTTCATTTGGTTTGACATATACCGACGAAGCTAAATCTGGTAAATGTGTCCCCTACAGAACACTTGGAGAAGTTAATTTTCTTAAGAGGAGTTTTGTAAAGAACGATAGCGGAATGTACACTGCTCCCATAGATATCTCAGTTATTCGTGAGATGACAAATTGGGTTAGAGGAAAGACACCTAGAGAGTCTTTGATTGAAAACATCGGAAGTGCAGTTATTGAATTTGGCCTTCATGGAAAGGAAGTCTACAATGTTGAGATTGCTAAATTAAAGCAAGCTTGCAATGAAAAGAGGATCTATCCTCGATTTCCTATTTATGAAGAATTGGAATCGTTCTTTTTGCTGCAGAGGGATCAGTAGTCCCCTCTGTAGTCTGCCGCAGGACTACTATTCCAATCGCTTTGCGATTGAGCACATGTGATCTTGCTATTTCACGAATAAGCGAC